CTGCAAGGACCTCACCCATGACCCGAAACATCAACCTGCCCCCGCTGACGCGGGCGGCGGACCTGTTGCCTGCGTCGATCGATGCGGCCGAGCGCACCATCGAGGTAGTCTGGTCCACTGGCGCGCGCGTGCGACGCAATCCCTTCTTCGGCGATCCGTTCGACGAGGAACTGGCGATGGATCCCCGGGCCGTCCGTCTCGATCGGCTGAACGCGGGAGCACCCCTCCTGAAGGTGCACGACGCCTCCGTGCTTGACAGCGTCATCGGCTCGGTCGTGCCCGGCAGCGCCCGCATCGAGAACGGACGCGGCGTCGCCCGTGTCCGCTTCTCCGACCGGGCCGAGGTCGAGCCGCTCTGGAAGGACGTCGAGGCCGGGCACATCCGTGCGGTGTCGATCGGCTACCAGGTCCATCGCTTCGAGGTGACCAAGCAGGCAGGCGCTCCCGAGCTGTGGCGCGCGGTCGATTGGACGCCGTTCGAGATTTCCGCAGTGCCCATCGGCGCTGATCCGGCGGCGGGTTTCCGCTCCGACGAACCCCTTCACCCCTGCGTCGTCCACCGTGCCGACGCTCCATCCAAGGAGAAAGCAGCCATGGACGACGCTGTGACCGACAAGACCGAAACGCAGACGCGCCAGGCCGCGCCTGAACCGCAGGACCGCGCATCGAGCGCGCCGGTGATCGATGCTGAGACGATCGCCGCCCGCGCGCGCGACACGGAGCGCGAACGTGTCGGCACCATCTACGATCTGGCGGGCCGCCTGCACCTCGAGCGCAGCTTCGCCGACGATCTCGTCAAGCGCGGCGTCACGCTCGATGCGGCGCGCAGCGAGATCCTCGACAAGGTCGCGACCGACGCCGAGAAGACGCGGGTCTCGCCTCAGGTCAGCATCCCGCTCGGCGGCCGCGATGAGCGCGTCACCCGTCGTGACGCCGTGTCGAACGCTCTTCTGCACCGATACTCGCCAACACTCTTCCCCTTGAGCGAACCGGCGCGGGAATATCGCGGCATGACGCTGGTGGAGCACGCCCGCGAGTTTCTGAGCAGCTCGGGCGTCAATGTCCGGGGCATGTCGCGCGACGAGATCGCCACGCGCGCCCTTCACTCCACCTCGGACTTTCCCGAGGTTCTTGCGGCCGTGACGGGCAAGACGCTCCGGCAGGCGTACGATGCCTATCCGCGCACCTACGTTCCCTTTTGCCGGCAGGTGCTCGCGACCGACTTCAAGGCGATGCATCGTGTCCAGCTCGGCGAAGCCCCGCAGCTCGTGAAGGTCAACGAGGGCGGCGAGTTCAAACGCGGCACCCTCGCCGAAGGGCGCGAGAGCTACCGTGTCGAGACCTATGGGCGCGTCGTCGCCGTCACCCGGCAGGTCCTCATCAACGACGATCTCGACGCCTTCACCCGCATCCCGGCGATGTATGGCACGGCGATCGCCACGCTGGAGAGCGATGTGGTCTGGGGCATCATCCTGGCCAACGCCGCGATGAGCGACTCCGTCGCGCTGTTCCACCAGACCCACGGCAATCTGGCGAACCCGGCCACCGCGCTCAGCGTCACTGCGATCGGCGCGGCGCGCGCGGCCATGGCCCGGCAGACGGGGCTCGACAAGAAGACGATCCTCAATGTCCGGCCCGCCTATCTGATCGTGCCGGCATCGCTCGAACTCGCGGCCGAACAGCTGGTGGCGCAGAACCTCGTTCCTGCCCAGACCGGCAACGTCGTCCCGTCCTCGATCCGCACCCTGACGCCGATCTCCGAGCCTCGTCTCGACGCCGCGAGCCTCACGGCCTGGTATCTGGCGGCGAACCCCGCCCAGATCGACACCATCGAGTACGCCTATCTCGAAGGCCAGCAGGGCGCCTATATCGAGACGCGCAATGGCTTCGATGTCGACGGCGTCGAGATCAAGTGCCGTCTCGACTTCGGGGCGAAGGCGATCGACTGGCGCGGCCTCTACCGCAATCCCGGCGCGTGATCGCGGTCGGAACTCTTTCCCATCACCTGACACTCTCGGAGAACTCCCATGCGCGGCTACATCCAGCCCGGCAACACCATTACGCTTCCCGCCCCCTATGCCGTGGCCTCCGGAGACGGACTGCTGGTCGGCGCGATCTTCGGCGTCGCGACCGGATCGGCGGCCCTCAACGCCGAAGTCGAAACCCTCACCGAAGGCGTGGTCGAACTGCGCAAGGCCCCGTCCCAGGCATGGGCCGTTGGCGCGCGCATCTACTGGGACAACGCCGCCCGTCTTGCGACGACCGTGGTCGCATCGAACACCCTGATCGGCACTGCGACCGAGCCTGTGGCAGGCGGGGCCAACGATACGATCGGCCGTGTTCGGCTGAACGGCAGCTTCTGACGTGAACGCGTTCGCGGCAGCGACCGATACGCTGTTCGCCGACCCGAACCTTGGCGAGGTCGCGCTCTGGCAGGCGGGCGGCGTCGGCCCGGGTGTCCCCATTCGCGTCATCCGCCGCCGCCCGGACGCCGTGGTCGAGTTCGGAGCGTCCCGCGCCTTGATGGCGACCGTTCTCATCGACCTGCGAAGGATCGAAGCTGCGGCAATCGATGAGGGCGATCTCGTCGTGCTCGGCGCGGAGACCTTCAAAATCATCGGCTCGCCCACATCCGATCCCATAGGGCTCGTCCTGACCTGCGAGGCCGTCAAGGTCTGATCCCATGCGCTTCAACCTTGAACGTCCCGACATGCGAAAGGCGCTGGTGGGCACGCAGCAGGACATCGAGCGCGCGGTTACGTCCGGGATGCGCGATGCCGCCGACGGCCTTAAGCAGGATTTGCGCGATGACGTTGTAGCCTCCGGACTTGGCGAACGCCTCTCGCGGACATGGCGAGGTAAGGTGTTCCCCGAGGTCGGCGAGAGCGTCGAAGCCGCAGCCTTCGTCTGGTCGAAGGCCCCGAAACTCGCCGACGCCTTTGATCGTGGCGTCACCATTCGCTCGGCGCGAGGATTTTGGCTGGCGATCCCGACATCAGCCGCAGGAGCGCGTGGGCGCGGGCCGAACGGGCGCGCGGCGCGTATCACGCCCGGCGGCTGGGAGCGGCGCACCGGCATGCGGCTGCGCTTCGTCTATCGCAAGCGCGGGCCTTCGCTGCTTGTCGCCGATACGGCTCGCCTCAACACGCGAGGGCTAGCAGCGGCGAACAGGCGTAAGACCGGTCACTCGACGGTCGTCGTGTTCCTGCTCGTGCCCCAGGTCACGCTGAAGAAGCGGCTCAACATTGATGCGATCGCGAAGCGGCAGGCAACTCGCGTGCCCTTGCTGATCGCGCGGCACTGGCCGCGATAGCGCCGACCTAAAGGTATTCCAGAGTGACGGGATGAGCAGCCTGTCCTTCTCGCGCATCGGCGATGGCTTGAAGCTCCAGATCTTCAAGCCGCTCGATCAGCGCCCCATAGGCTTCGGCCGAGATGCAATAGAAGGCAGGTTGTTTGCGGTTCAAAACGGCAACGGGAAACCCTTCCGCAGCCGCCACGACGCCCAAGGGGTTACGCTTGAACTCGGTGATGCTGGCAACGAACTCCGCGTAAATTTGATGCGCCATGAATCACTCCGATGAAGGTCGGACGGGTTCGCTCTCAGGTTTCCGCTTTCGGGATGAAGGTCACGCCCGGCAAGCGATCGAAATGCGCATCGCAGGTCAAAAGCCCGGCGCCATGTCGCAGAGCCGTCGCGTAGATCACGGCATCGGCCGTCGCCAGCTTGTGCTGGCGGGCGAGATTGGCGGCATCGATCGCAGTCGCGGTGTCCAGAACCGCCACGACGCATTTCTGCGTGTAGGCGATGAATTCATCGGCGGCTTCTTCGTCACGCTCTCGCAGGAGCCACTTGGCAAGCTCGTGCTGCACGATCGTCGGCACCAGCAAGTCGCTCTTCCCGGGCATCTTCTGGGCAAGCTCAGCGGTCAACGGGCCGTCGATGAGCCACTCGATCCATGCCGAAAAGTCGACGGCCAGCATCAGTAGCGGTCCTTGCGGTCCCGGTAGTTCGAGGGGTTTGCCCCCTTTGCCATCCCTTTCAGATCCTCGAGACTCGGGACCGGCATCAGCAGGACACCCTTTCCCTTGGGGATGAAGACGAACTCCTGGCCGGCTTTCCAATGCTGCTCCGTGCGCACGGCCTTGGGGATTGAAATCTGGAACTTCGTGGAAAGCGTTGCTGTGTCGGACATGGGACTGACCCCGCCTGATCGATACGAACTTGGTAAGAAAGTAGCACGGAACCCGTCCGGGAGGAAGGTCAGTCAGGTGGCGTCATGCCCTCGAAACGCGAAACCGTCCTTGCGGCGGTGAAAGCGCTTGTCGCCGCCGCCCTGCCGGATGCGGAGGTGAAGCGCAACCTCGCCAAGCCGGAGCGCATTCCGCCGGGTGGGCTGGTCGTGATCCGCGATGGCGATCCGGGTGAGCCCGACGTAACGCTCTCGCCTGTGTCCTACCTCTACACCCATCGCATTCCTGTCGAGATCGCCGCGTTCGAGAGCGCGACGCTCACGCGCGAGCAGGTGGTCGACGAGATGCTTGGCGCGATCGGAGCGGCGATCATCGTCAACCGCAGGCTCGGCGGGCTTGTCGACTGGATCGAGGCGGAAGCCCCGACCTCCGAGGATATCGAGACCACAGGCAGCCAGGCTGGCCGCTTCGCCGATGTCGTGATCGTCGCGACCTACGCCACCGCCGATCCCTTGAACTGAGTGACGGCCCTTCGACTGCGCTCGGACCTTTGGAACTGAACGGCGGCGTTTCGGCCCCGCTAGGCCCTCTGCAACTGCACCACATGGAGAACGACCCATGCCTCGCGCACGCGGCGTGAACGCGGCTCTCGCCGCCGTGTTCGAAAGCACCTATGGCACACCGCCCGGCACCGGCTTTCGCCGCATGCCGTTCGCCTCCGTCAATCTCGGCGAGGAACAGGGCTTGATCGCGAGCGAGCTTCTCGGCTTCGGCCGCGAGCCGCTGGCGCCGGTCTATGACGTGATCACCAACATGGGCGATCTCGTCGTTCCCGTGGATACCCGCAACATCGGCGTCTGGCTGCGCGGCCTGATGGGCGCGCCAACCACGATTGCCGCGAACGCCGCCACCGGAACGATCACGCTGACCGCGAACCTTCTGGTCAACGACACGGTGACGGTCGACGGCACCGTCTATACCGCCGTCGCCTCGGGCGCGACAGGCCAGCAGTTCAACCTCGGCGGCACTGCGGCGCTGACCGCCACCGCGCTCGCGGCGATTATCAATCCGAGCGCGAACGTTGCGGCCGCGGCGGCTGGCGCAGTCGTCACCCTCACCGCCAAGGCGCTGGGACCGGGCGGCAATGCGCGGACGCTGGCGACGAACGCGCCGACGCGCGCCACCTTGTCGGGGGCGACGCTGTCCGGCGGCGCCAACAGCCATACCTGGTTCTCGGGCGCGCAGGCTCTGCCCTCGATGTCGATCGAGGTGCAGCTTCCCGACGTGCCCTTCTTCGGCATGAACTACGGCGCGCGCATCAACAGCTTCCAGGTTCAGGCGCAGCGATCCGGGCTGCTCACCGCCTCGCTCAACATCATGGCGCAGGGCGAGACCATCGCCGCGACGGCGCAGTCCGGCACGCTGTCCGAGTTCGTGCTGGAGCGCTTCGGCCAGTTCCAGGGCGAGGTCCGCCGCAACAACGTGGCGCTCGGCAACGTCATCTCGGCGGAACTCACCTATTCGAACAACCTCGAAGCGGTCGAGGTGATCCGCAGCGACGGGCGCATCGCCGATGCCGATCCGGGCATCATCGCGCTCACCGGCAACATCACCACCCGCTTCGAGGACCGCGTCCTCCTCGATCAAGCCACCAACCGCCTGCCTTGCGAGCTTCAGTTCCGCTGGGCGGCTGGCGCGGCCGCTTCGCTGGTCTGGACGGCGCACCGGGTCTTTCTGCCGCGCGGCGACAGGCAGATCCAGGGACCGGGCGGTGTGCAGGCACCCTTCGCGTTCCAGGCCGCCATCGATCCGGTGCTGAACCGCGCCGCGACCTGCGTGCTCACCAACGACGTCGCGTCCTACTGATCCCACATGAAGGAGGCACCCTTGCTCAAGCTCTCGACCCCGTCCCGCGATCCGTTCTGGCTCGACATTCTGCCGGGCGTGCGCATCCAGTTCCGGCCGATCTCTGTCGCCGACATGCTCGTCGCCCGTGCCGTTGCCGCCGAGTCTCTCGGCACGAAGGTCGAGGGTGACGCGCCGCTCGACCGGAGCACCACCGTCGCGGCGGGCGCGGCCTTCACGCGCTCGCTTGCGCAGAGCGGCATCGTGGCGTGGGAGGGCATTGGCGACGCAGGCGGCAAGCCGATCGATCCGAACCCCATCGCCATCAATCAGCTGCTCGAGGTCTGGCCCGCCTTCGACGCCATCGACCGTCTTTATGTCGGCCCTGCCTTGACGAGGCTCGACGAAAAAAACGGCTGATCGCCCTCGCGCGCTGGCACTTCGAGGGCGGCGAGGGCTACTGCGCCGCTTGTCTCTCGCGGTGCGGGGCTTGCGCCTATATCGAGCACGCGCCCTTAACAGCCGAGGGGCTTCTCGCATGGGAGGTCATCCGCCGCTGCGCGGGACAGGTTCGGGCGGTGATGGGCAGCGTCTACGCCATCGACTTCGGCGCGGTCCTCGCCCTGGCTGAGGCCATGGATGCGTCCTCGCCGCTGCTGGCCGACATCCTCCCCGAGATCGAGCCGATCGTCGTGGCCGCCTATGGCCGCGACGCCGGCCGTTCCAATCGCGATTGAGCAACGCCGCCCATGTCCACCACCAATGTCTCGATCCGCCTCGGCGTCGAAGGCAAGGCGGAGGTCAGCCAAGCCTTCAAGGAGGTCGGTCAGGCGGGCACGCAGGCCTTCGGGCAGGTCGACCGGGCGCTTGAGAAGACGGGAGCCGCGACCGATCGGGAAACCGCCCGGTTCAAGCGCTTGGCGGAAGCCGCCCGCATGGCGGCGCAGGCCGATGCCGCGCAGGGGCGGTTCAATCAGGTTCTGGGCGTCGATCGGCAGGCGGCAGGTTCGGCGCGCGCGTCGGCCGAGGTCTTCGAACAGGCCGCTAGGGAGGCCGAACGCTACGAGGCCCGCGCCAGGGCGCTGCGGGCGACGCTTGATCCGCTCGCCGCCGCGCAGGACCGGCTCAATGCCGAACTCGCCGAGCATGCCGCGCTCGCGAGCCGTGGCGCGATCACCACCGCCGAGCAGGCGGCGGCGAATGCGCTGGCCAAGTCGCGCTTCGATCAGACCGCGCAGGCGATCAAGGGCGTTGGCGCCAACTCGAAGCTCACGACCCAGCAGGTCATGACGCTTCAGTACACGGTGAACGACGTCATCGCGTCGATGTCCACCGGCATGTCGCCGATGACCATCCTGATGCAACAGGGTGGACAGGTCACGCAGGCCTTCGGCGGCTTGCGCGGCACGATCATGACGCTCGGCTCCGCCATCGGCGTTGTCGGCGGCGTCATTGCGGGCGTCGCCGTCTCCGTTGGCGTGCTCACGGCGGCGTGGTTCGCCAATGACGCCTCGACGCGAGCGGTCGCCACGGCGCTCGCAGGCGTCGGTCGCGCGTCCGGCGCAACCGCCGCGCAGCTGGAACAGGTCGCGCAATCTTCCGCCGATGCTGGCAAGGTCTCGGTGTCGTCTGCGCGCGACATACAGGTCGCGTTCCTGCGCACCGGCAAGATCGGCGCGGAAGAAATGGGCCGCGCCATCGCGGTCTCGCGCAACCTTGGCGTCACGCTCGGCGTCGAGACCAGGCAGGGCGCTGAGGAACTCGCCCGCGCGTTGGCCGATCCTCTTCGCGGCGCGGATGAACTCAATGACCGCATCCGGTTCCTGGACGACCGCACCCGCGCCTATGTCCGCACGCTGGTCGACCAGAACAACCGGGCGGAGGCGCAGCGCGTCATCCTGAACGCGCTCGCGCCCTCGCTGGCCGACGCCGAACAGGCGGTCAATGCGCTCGGCCGGGCCTGGCAGTTCGTCGGGCGCTCGGCTTCGAACGCCTTCGACGCGCTCGGCAAGGCCGTCGACCGGGCCGTGGATGGCCGCACGCCGACGGAGGAACTGGAACTGCTGCGCTGGCAGCAGGAGCGGCTCAGGGCGAATGTGCGCGGCAATGTCGTGCCGCTCATGCTGCCTCAGGTCGAGCGGCGCATCACTGAGCTCGAACGGCAGCTCAACGACCAGCAGGAACGCGCCCGGCGGATCGCGGCGGAGGCCCGCGCCAACGAGCAGTCGGTCCGCGCCGGCGAGATCGCCCGTGACACCAACCCCGGCGCACGCGAGATCGAGCGGCTGCGGACGCAGGAAGGCGTGCTGCGCGCCGCGCTTGCCGATCCGCTGATCCGGTCGAAACTGGCCGATGTGGCGGAGGTCGAAGCGGCCTACCGGCGTGTCATCACCGAACTCGCCCGCTACCGGCCCTCGGTGGATGCGGCGACGCAAGCCGTGGTGGAGCAGACCTCCGCCACCGACATCTCGATCCGCGCGACGCTTTCACTGGCCGAGGCCTATCTCGAAAGCACTGAAGCCGCCGCACGTGCGGAAGCACGCCGCCAGGGGCTCGTCGATCAGGCCCGCGAGGGTGTCAACGCGGAGACCCGCGCGCGACAGGCCTTGCGGGAACGGATCGCCGAACAGGCGGTCGAAGCCGCCCGGCAGGTGTCGGAACTCGGCCGGCAGATCGACGGCCAGCGCCGCCTAAACGAAGCGATTTCCTCGGGCGCGGTCTCGTCTGGGCGCGCCCAGCAGATTGTGCAGGTCGAGCAGGCGCTGCGCCCGCTGATCACGGCGCAGACGCTGGCCGAGGGCGAGGCCAAGGAGAAGCTCGGCCGCATCATCCACCGTACCCGCGAAGCTTATGAGCAGCTTCACCGCGAGCAGAACCGCACGGACCTGCTTCAGGGGATCGAACGACGCCGCGACGAGATCGCGCTGCGTGAGCGGGAACTGTCGCTGGTCAGGCGCGGCCCGGCCGCGCGCCGCGAGGGCGTCGATCAGCTGCGCTTCGAGCAGGAATTGAGGCGGCTCGGCATCGATCCGAACGATCCCGAGGCCGGTTACTCCCGCGAGCAGATCAGGCGGCTCAACCAGCTCGGGCGGCAGACGACGGGCCGCGAGGCGGCCTTCGATTACGAGCAGCAGAACACCGGTCTCGCCCGCGAGGTCGAACTCCTGAAGCAGGGAGCCTCGGCCCGCTCGGAAGCGATCGCCATGATCCGCGCCGAGCAGCAGCTTCGGCGACAAGGGATCGACCCATCGGGAGCCGAGGGACAAGCAGCACTCGCCGCTGCAAGGCGCCAGTTCGCGCTTGAGCGCCAGGCGGAAGCGCAGGTCGCCTTGCAGGATCAGCGCGCCGAGATCGGCTTGATTGAAACCCAGATCGGCCTCATCGGCGCATCCGCCCAACAGCGCGAGACGGTGCTGGCGACCATTCGCGCCGAACAGGATCTGCGCCGACGCGGCATCGATCTCGCAAGCGAGGAAGGCCGGGCCATCGTGGCGAACGCCGTCCGCGTTCAGCAACTGACGACGGAACTGCAGCGGCAGGAAGCGACGCAGCGGGCCTTGCAGGGCGCGATCGGAAACGCACTGGACAGGTTCGGAACGCTGCTGGCGCAGGGCAAGACCGACTGGAAATCGTGGGCGGATGCCGGCCAGGCGGCGATCAACGACATCATGAACGAGCTGATCAAGCTCGCGGTGATGAACCCGCTCAAGAACTTCCTGTTCGGCGGCAACGCGCCGACGCTGGCGACCGGTGGCGGCATCTTCGGCGAACTCGGCAAGATTTTCGCCGGGCTGTTCCATGAGGGCGGTCTGGTCGGCGCGGGCGGACCCGGACGGCACATTCCCGCGATGCTGTTCGCGGGTGCGCCGCGCCTTCATGGCGGCGGCTACATCCGGCCCGGCGAGGTTCCGGCGATCCTGCAGACCGGCGAGCGGGTGCTGAACCGCAAGGAGACCGCGGCCTACGACCAGCGGGGCGAGCAGACTGCGCCGATGATGGTGACCTTCAACATCACGACGCCGGATGCTGGCTCGTTCCGCCGGGCGCAGGGCCAGATCACCGCCGAGATGGCCTCGGCGCTTGAGAGAGCGAGGCGGAACCTGTGAGCTTCCATGACGTGTCCTTCCCGGACGCCATCGCCCGCGGCGCGACCGGCGGCCCGGAATACTCGACAGACGTGGTGATGGTCGCGTCGGGCTTCGAGCAGCGCAACCAGAACTGGTCGGCCTCGCGCGCCCGCTATGATATCTCGACCGGCATCCGCACCCGCGAGCAGATGGCCGAGGTGATCGCCTTCTTCCGCGCCCGCAAGGGCCGCGCCTTTGGCTTCCGCTTCCGGGATTGGGGCGACTTCGAAGCCACCGATCAGCAATGCCAGGCGGTGAGCGCGACGGTGTTCCAGCTGGTGAAGCGCTATCCGTCCGGTCCCGTCGTCGAAGTCCGCACGATTACCCGTCCGGTCGTCGGCTCAGTGGTGGTGCGCGTCAATGGCAACGTCGTCACGCCGACCATCGATCACGCAACAGGGCGGCTCACCTTCGGTGCGGCTCCGGCGGCGACGCCGACTGCGACCTTCCTATTCGACGTGCCGGTGCGCTTCGACACCGACCACCTTCAGGTGATCAGCCGCGCCTACAATTTGCAGAACGTCCAATCGATCCCGCTGGTCGAAATCAGGGCTTGACCCATGAAATCCGCATCCCCTGCGCTTGCCGCGCATCTTGCCGGCGAGGTGACCACGCTTGCGACCTGCTGGAGGCTCGAACGGGCCGATGGCTGGGTCCGGGGCTTCACCGACCATGACCGCGAGCTTATGGTCGACGGGCTGACCTATGTGGCGTCGACCGGCTTCCTGCCGTCCGCAATCAAGACCGCTTCTGATCTCTCCGTCGACAACCTCGATGTCGACGGCTTTCTCGACGATGCGGCGCTCCGGGCCGAGGACCTGATCGCCGGGCTGTTCGACGGCGCGCGGATCGAGGTCTTCATCGTCAACTGGGCCGATCTCGCGCAGGGGCGGCTCCTGCTGCGCAAGGGCTTCCTCGGCGAGGTCAAGCGCGCCGACCAGCGCTTCTCGGCCGAGATCCGGGGATTGTCGAACCGGCTGCAGCAGACCGCCGGCAAGCTCTATTCGCGCCTGTGCCGCGTCGATCTCGGATCGAACGAATGCGGCGTCGCGCTCGGCCCGCGCACCGACACCTACGCGGTGACGCAGGTGATCGCCGCCGACACTGTGCGGATCGTCACGACGCGTGCAACCGGCTACTTCACCTTCGGCAAGGCGACCTTCACGACCGGCGCCAATGCGGGCGCGGTCAATGAGGTGCTGCTGCATGACGGCCAGACCATCCGGCTGTTCGTGCCGATGCCGCGCCCGATCGTGGTCGGCGACCAGATCGTTCTCGTCGCCGGTTGCGACAAGACGCCGGAGACCTGCAACGCCAAGTTCGCCAACATCCTGAACTTCCGGGGCGAGCCGCATATTCCGGGGAACGACAAGGTGTTCTCCTATCCGGTGCGCTCATGAGCACGTTCACGCGGGCAGCGCTGCTGGCCGAGGCGCGCACATGGATCGGCACGCCCTGGCATCATCAAGCGGCCGTCAAAGGCGCGGGCTGCGACTGCATCGGCTTCGTGCGGGGTGCGGCCGAGCCGTTCATCGGCGCGATCAGCCAGCCCATGAACTACGCCGCGACCTGGCCGCTCTACCGGGCCGAGGAGCGCCTTCGCGACGAGATGGCGGCCCACGCCGCCGAGATCGACATCGCCGAGGCGTTGCCCGGCGACATCCTGCTGTTCGGCGTCGGCAAGGGCCCGGCGCACCATTGCGGGTTCCTTAGCGATGAGAACCGCCTGCTGCATTGCTACCGCGAGGCGGGCGCGGTCGTCGAACAGGACCTGACCGGGTTCTGGATCGAGAAGACCCGCGCCGCCTTCCGACTGCCGGGGATCGCCTGATGGCGCGCATCGTCCTGACCGTCGCGGGCAATGTCATCGGCAACATGCTGCTGCCCGGCCTCGGCGCTGCCATTGGCGGGGCGATCGGCGCCTATGTGGGCGGCGTGGTTGACAGCCAGCTGTTCGGCGAAGGCGCACGCAACAACGTCGTCACCGGCCCGCGCCTGCAAGACCTGCGCGTGCAATCCTCCGGCTACGGCTCGGTGATCCCGCGCGTCTATGGCAAGGCGCGGCTCTCCGGCAACGTGATCTGGATGCGCGGCTTCGACGAGGAGACGCGCACCGAGACGCAAACGGTCGGCGGCGGCGGCAAGGGCGGCGGTGGCGGCGGCCGGCAGCGCACCACGACCGTCACCTACGTCTATTTCTGCGATGTCGCCGTGGCGCTTTGCGAAGGGCCGATCGCCGGCATTGGAAAGATGTTTGCCGACGGCAACGCCATCGGTTCCGAGCACTATGCCGCGCGGCGCGTCTATCTCGGCGATGCCTTGCAATCGGCGGACCCGCTGATCGCAGCGACCGAGGGGCTTAGTCCCGCCTATCGCGGCCTTGCCTATGTGGTGCTGGAACGCTTCGCCATCACGCCGTTCGGCAATCGCCTGCCGAACTTCTCATTCGAACTCACCGCCTGAAGGTCCGATCCGTGGCGCAACTCGTCCTGACCGTCGCCGGGGCCTGGGCGGGCAACGCCATTGGCGGCGGGTTCGGTCAGGCCGCTGGCGCAATGCTCGGTTCGTATCTCGGCGCGGCCATTGAGCAGGACCTGTTCGGCCCCGGCCCGTCCGCCGTCACGCGGAGCGAGGGCGCGCGCGTCACCGATCTGCAGGTCTCCGGCTCGGCCTATGGCCAGCCGATCCCAAGCGTCTGGGGACGCGGGCGGATCGCTGCCAACATCATCTGGGTGCGCGGCATCAAGGAGACCGCGATCACCGAAACCGAGACCACGGGCGGTGGCGGCAAGGGTGGCGCGAGCCGTGGCGGTCGCCGCCAAACCACGGTGCGCACGCGCTACG